AAAACCCTTTGTGCTATCCGCGCAGGCCACGACGCACCAGGCCAAACACCCGCTCTCCCTTCTCTTTCGCCTTACGGTTGATCTGCTCATAAGTTCCAGGCATGCGCGTCTTAATCACCTGCAGCAATTCCGCTACCTTTGATTGACTTGCCGCTCCTTGCTGCGCTTGAACTGTCCGACTGTCCATACTGTCCACCCTTTTTGTATAGAGATCGTGAGAAATGCCCGCTTGCCCGTGCGCGAGCGCGCTTGTGCCCACCGCACACCCCGCCGCATGCGCCTGCCCGCTGCACACACCACAGCGGACACTTGCCAAAGCGCCAAGCACCCACCATCCAGACAATGCAGCGGCCTCAACCCCATCAAGCAGGGGTAGTGCATATCTGGCAGCCTCCTAGCAAAACGCCGGACACTGTGGACACATGGACACTTTTGCGCCTCAAGTCATAGGCGCATGGCACGCCATCCCCGCCACTGCACCGCAGGCTGGGCGCACTATCGCCACAGCCACCACGTGGACGCGAATCTCGCCTCCAGCCACGTGGGCAGTGCAGCGCGTTTCAGGCGCTGCCAGTTGTTGAAAGAATGGGTACAGCTTCATAGGCGTTTAAAACGGATCGTTGTCCCCACCCGCAGGCGACAAATCGCCAACTGAACCCGCTGGCGCTCCAGCCGCAGGGGGCATGGGGGCGGCATCGTCTTCCAACTGATCCAACCCCACAGTCGCCCCTTCCGGTGGCCATACCTTGGGCCGCTTGTAGCCAGATGCCCGCATGCCACCCACCTGCTTTTTCCCGTGCTCCCAGCCGTGCTGCTTCAACCAGCCACGAATCTGCCCCTCCAGCGCTGCGCTGGACTTGGCCACATCAGCCCCCAGCTCCACCACCAGTTGGTCAATGCGCACAAAATCCGTCTCTATCGAAACCGGCACCACAACCCCCGGCAGGGCAACGCCCGCACTCCTGCGCTCACGCGTCAACAACTGCATCAAGCGACTTTCCACCGCCGTCTCAATCAAGCGGCTGTCCTGCATGGGCTCAAACAGGCGGGTCTCTTCATCCTTGCTGGGCGTGTACACCTCACGCTTCAAGTAGCGTGCATACGCTTCCGCAAACAACTGCTCCCGCCACTTCGCCACCCACTCGGTGTTGATCTGGTGCTTCACTGGCACCGGCCAAAAGCGGCGGTTACCCGTGCGGTCACGCAAGTACTGGTCATCATTGGTGGTGCCCACCAGCACGCACTGGCGCGGAAAGCTCTCCACCGTCGTGCCATACGCCACGCGGTATCTGTCCACCTTTGAGCTGATAAAGGCCTTGATCGCGTTCACATCCGCCTTGCTCAGCGCGCTCAGCTCCGCAATCTCATAGCCCCAAATACCCTGCACCTGCTCTTGGGCTTCTTTGCCACGGCTCATGTCAAAAGGCGTGTCCGAGAAGTACGCCCTGCTGGCCAGCACCTCCACCAGGGTGGACTTGCGCAAGCCCCCAGCACCTTCCAGCACAGGGCAATAGTCAAACTTACAACCCGGCTCCATCACGCGGTACACCATGCCAAGCAGCCAGTAACGCCCCACAAGGCCCAGGTACTCCATCAACTGGCTGTTGATCGTCTTTGGCGACTCCCCCAGCGCATGCACCAGCCATTTGTCCAGGCGCGGCACCCCATCCCAGCTCAAACCCTCCAGCCACTCCCGAATCGGGTGGAACCTGTCCACAAAAGCAATGGTCTGAATACCCTCTTCCAAGCTTGCCTTGCTCAGCG